ATGAAGTTTTTTATGTTCAAAGTGGTAAGATTAAAATTAAGTATGGTTGGTCAGATAATCAAGAGTTGGGTTCCGTAGCAATATTAGAACGTGGGGAAAAATTCCATGTTCCTGTTGGTATGAGACATCAGATGTATGGTATGGAAGATACAGAACTGTTTGAGTTCAGTACAGAACACTTTGACGAAGATAGTATTCGTGTCATCCAAGGAGATACTCTTTGACAGTTGTAAACTTATAGTCACCCCAAGTGGGTTTTGCACAAGTATAAGTTTGATATTTGCCTTCTAAATGGTGTGGGAATGGGATGTATTCTATTTCTCCACCATATTTTTGTATACAGCATTCTGCAACATGTTGAAAACTAACAGGAGAACTTGTTCCTAAGTCGTAGATTCCAGACTTTTTCTCGTTATTAAGTACAATGTCAACGATATCATCAACACAAATAAAGTCCCTTAGAAATTTATCAGAACCCTCAAATAGTTTAAGTTTGCCAGTTTCTTCAATCTCTTTGGCAAATTTACTAACAGGACTTGCTTGATCTCCTTTATTCTCTTCACCATGACCGTATACATTGAAGTATCGAAATCCCTGAATTATGGGGAACTCATCCATATGATCCTGCACCCAATAATCAGTGGTTACTTTGGATAATGCATAATAGTTTAAAGGATTAATAATACCTTGCTGATTGCCATAGACTGATGCAGAAGATGCATACTTGACGGGAATATTATGCTTTGCTGCTTGAGAAAATAACCACTCACTATATTCTACATTGAAAGTAAATATTTGCTTTAGGTTTGTGTTTGTAGTAGAAGACATTGCTCCTTGGTGAACAATGCATTCCACCTTATTCCAATCAGTAAAATAAGTTCTCCAATGCCAACTATTATCTTTCTCTACTTCAATTACTTCTTTGCCTTTTTTCTTTAAAGCATCAAGGAACTTTTGTCCAATAAATCCTTTAGAACCAGTTAATATAATCATATAAATACTAAAAAACAGTTGTATATTGGGGTATAAAATGGCCTTTGGCTTTCTTAGTTCTATTATACCAAATGCGGATCAAAATGTAACCTTATACACTTCACCTGCAAATACCCTAACGCAGGGAAAGGTTTCAATTTCTAGCAAGGTAACAAATCCAGTAAGGATTAGGTTGTCCATACGGGAAGCTAGTGGTCAAGTCACAGATTTAAAGTATTTAGAGTATAATAAACATGTCAATTATGCAGAAGTATTTGAAACTGTTGATATTAATATCGGACCTGGGCAAGATTTAGTTGTAAGGTGCGACCATTCTGATGTTAGTTTTCTGTTTAGTGGAGAAACTTTTGATGAGTCCAATGCAGACTTAGGACCTAATGTAAATTCTGGTCTTCTTGGTTCTTTAATATCAACAAATACTGATAAGAAAGAACTTTACAAAGTTCCATTTTCTGGTGATAGACCAGATTTGAGAACAAATGCCACAGTAGTTATTTGTAACTTAGGACCTACAGTAGCAAGAGCAAGAATCGGACTACTTCAAAATGGAGACACACTTCCTGATTTTGGTGTAGAAGATTACATCGAATACGAAGTTGCCCTTTTGCCTGGACAAACTTACACTAGACCTAGTGTAAAACTGATTGCGGGTGAAAGTGTAGTAGTTTCTTCGTCTGATAGTTCAAACTTACAATTTCTTCTACATGGGAGATTGGAAAGAAGTACTGGAGATATTGACACCAAAGATATAACAGCAAGTGGTGGCATTACAGGAAACACTTTATCTGTCTTTAATGCAAGTGTTAGTGGAATTTTAACTGCTCCTACTATTAATGGTAATTTCCCCTCTGGTACTTTAGTTGGTGGTGGGGTAACTATTAATGGTTCTGGTATCAATGCAGGTACAGGCATTGTAACTGCATCTAACTTTGTTGGTGAAGGATCTGCACTAACAGGTATTGTTACATCACTTTCAGCAACTGGTAATGCAAATATAACAGGAAATACTGGAAGTGTGACAATTAACGTACCAGAACCTACCAGCCTAAACATTGTTGGAGTTAGCACACTTGGAGTAACTACATTTACTGGTGCTGTTGGATTTGGTACAACTTCAGGGTTCCCTCATACTGCTAAACTTAATTTTGGTGATAATCAAGAGGTATCATTAAGTGTTAATAGTCAATTTAATACTTTTTTAGTTGATAATAAGGGCACTGGTGATACTATTATCAGAGCACAAAAAATAGAACTTGATGCATTTTCTTCACCTGGGTCAGGAGGACAAACCGCATTAATAGTAGACCACACTGGTGCTAAAGGTACACATGTTCAACTTTATAATGATACTGACCTAAGGTTAGAAACAACATCCACTGGAGTTCAAGTTTCTGGAATTCTGGACACTGGGGAAATTAATTATAATAGTGGAACTTTAAAACTTTCTACTAGTGATACTGAAAGAGTATCTGTAAAACCGAATGGTACAGTAATTTTCCAGGCAGGAGTTGCTGAACAATTTAATAATGTTGGTGGAACAATGACATCAAATTCCACCCAGTCAATACAACTTGGTAATGTTATAAGGTTTAGTGGTAATGAATCTGGATCTACTACACTCAACGTAACTGGAATTACTACTACAATTACCTCTAGTGAGGCAATATCATTCACTGTTATTTGCACACCTAATAATTCTGGTTACATCAGTGGTGTTCAGATTGATGGAGTTTCACCTTCAACTTCGGTAGTCTGGAGTGGAGGAGCACCAAGTACTGGTTCTGCTTCTGGAAGAGATGTATATACGTTCACTGTTCTAAGAATTGGTAGTGCTATAAATGAATATGAAATATATGGTTCCAGAACTAACTATAGTTGATAGGAGAAACTGATGTTAATATATCCTACTATTAAAATGAGTCCTCTCTTGGGACTACAAGGTTCTGGTGGAGGTCTCGGATTTCTAGCAGGTAATAGATTAGAATTACCTGATTTTCCATCTGCTTATGAATCTTGGATTGCTACGTATGCAGGCAACCCTAAAAGATACTATGATCCCATTAATGGTAATGATAGTAATAGTGGCAACACACCAGAAACTGCCAAACAAAATGTTGGCACTGATATGAATAGCTTCTTGCAGGGAGGCAATACTCGTCTCGTTGTTCTTTTACCAGGAACCCATACCGTTACAACTGATGGACCTGGTAGTTATGGTGGTAGAATGTTTCAGTGGGATACTACTAATTCTTCTGTTATCGGTGCTCCTGGAAAGACTATTGTAAGAAATGCTACTAGTGGAGGTGGTGGTGATGCTAGAGACCTGCATGTATTTGGGATGAGGTCTGGATCTGCTACTGTAATAGGTTTAATTATTGAAAGAGACAATGAAGGCAGAGGCACTAACTATAGTAGAGCAATGTGGGGTTATGATGCAAGTGCAACTAGTGGTGATGTTTATAACTGCGTAATTAGGGAAACTAATGGCAACAACACCATGTCTCATATCTATGATAACCAAGGTTCTGGAGATAGGGAAATGTATAATTGTCTTATAGATGCTACCATGGAGGGTGCATATACTTGTGGAACCACTTATGCTGAAAATTGTGCTTTTACTCATTCAAGTCATAATTTTTGTAGTCCTGGTGTTACCAATGCAACTCTAAATGTTACTACTGGAAATGCTCCTAGTGGTCTTCCATATTATATAAACAACGGTGCAAACAATTCGAGTTTTGGTGTGTACAGTGGTACATATGCCTGGCCCGTTCAGTGATAAATATAATTAAGGGTAAGTATGATAGGTAGTAAATGGCGTCACCCAATTCTAGAGCAACCTTAATAGAATATTGTCTTAGAAAACTGGGTAAACCAGTTCTTGAGATTAATGTTGACGATGACCAGATTGGTGACTTAATAGATGATGCCTTGCAATATTTTAATGAAAGGCACTATGATGGTGCTGTTCGTACTTTTTTGAAGCATCAATTAACGGCAGATAATAAAGCAGCAATACGTTCAAATGCAACTGAAACAAAAACAAATACTGCTTCTGTTGGTATTGCAACCGTTTCAGGAACTACTGAATTTCAGGAACCTAACAATTTCTTAGAACTACCAGATAGCATTATTGGAGTTAACAACGTATTTAAAGTTGACTCTAGTACTATATCATCTGGTCTTTTTAATATTAAATATCAAATATTTTTAAACGACCTATATTACTATGGTGCTCTTGACTTATTGAACTATTCAATGGTTAAAACACACCTAGAAGATATTAGCAGAATCTTAACACCAGATGTTCAGTTGAGATTCAATAAGAAACAGCATAGATTATATCTTGACATTGATTGGAAATCAGTAGATGAAGACCAATTCATTGTTCTGGATTGTATTAGAATAGTTAACCCAAATGATTTTACAGCAGTATACAATGACTGGTGGGTGAAGAGATATGCAACTGCACTAATAAAAAGGCAGTGGGGTCAAAATCTAATTAAATTTAATGGAGTCCAACTACCAGGTGGCATAAGTTTGAATGGTAGGGAAATATATGAGGATGCAGTTCAAGAAATTGAAAAACTTGAGGAAGAACTCCATAATGATTATGAACTACCCCCAATGGATCTGATTGGATGATATGGCACCTTTAAATTCTTATTTTCTACAAGGTTCTCCCAGTGAGCAGAGACTTGTACAAGACTTAATTAACGAACAACTAAGCATTTATGGGCAAGATGTTGTATACATGCCCAGGAAAATCATTACTGAGGAGAAAGTAATTAAAGAAATTACTGTATCCAAGTTTGATGATAGTTTCCGCATTGAAGCATATATCTCAACTTTTGATGGATATGGTGGAAATGGTGATATGCTAAGTAAGTTTGGCATAAGAAGCACGGATGAGATTACTTTTGTAATCTCAAAAGAACGTTATGCAGACTTCATTACTCCAAAAATTAATTTATTTAAGTCTGAAGTAAAGACTGCAGATAGGCCACAAGAAGGTGATTTAATCTATCTTCCATTGGACAATAGTCTTTTTGAGATTAAGTATGTTGAGATGAAGGCACCCTTCTATCAACTTAATAATCTTTATGTCTATGAACTTCGTTGTGAACTCTTTGAATATGAGGATGAGATTATTGATACTGATATTGCAGAAGTCGATGAGTCTGTTCAGGACTTTGGTTATATACAAACCTTGGTCATGGTTAATGACACTACCTCTATTGCTGCAGCAGCAAATGCAATTGACTTACATGCATCATTAGTAGGTTCCCGTCCAGGTTTACCTGAGTATGGTGTTGCTTATATTGATATCATTAACGGTGGTTCTGGATATAGTACCCCACCAGAAGTTAGGTTTAAGAAACCTGGTGGTTTTGGTCAGTTACCAACAGTAGAAGCAATTCTTGATAGGGGGTCCATATCAAAAGTATTAATTAGTTATCCTGGCATTGGTTATACCTTTGCTCCAGAAGTTACATTCCATGGTGGAGGAGGAGTAGGTGCTGCTGCTACCGCAGTCATTGCTAAGGGTATTCCTTTTGTCGGACTTACCACTGGTGGTGTTGGGTACTCTACTGCTCCTAATGTATACATCACTAATCCAGTAAATCCAAGTGATGCTAATGGATTTGAGTCAATATTTAATCCTAAGTATATTACTAGGTTGAATTCTGAAGGTACTGTTGTTTCCATACTTGCAGAGCAAGTCGGTGGTAAGTATGATGAGCATGATAATGGTTCAGGATTACCACCCTTAGTTTCATTGGATCCACCAAGTGCAGCTACTTCTAATAATCAAACTGCAACTGCAACTGCAACGATTGGTGCTGGTGGAACTATTACAGCAATTAACATATCATCTGGTGGTTTGGGATATGGTTCTACACCATCTATAACTGTTTCCAAACCACTTACAAAAACATTAACTGAAATAGAAACAGTAGCAATACAAAATACTGGTTTTGCTTACACAACGGCAAGGTATGTATTAAGACCAGTTTCTGTGGGATCTTCAGGAACAGGTGCTGTTGTTGATGTAGTTTCTATTGGAGGGTCACTTGGAGAAATTGGAGGAGTATCGATTGTAGAACGTGGAACAGGATTTGCTGTAGGAGAGGACTATCATATTGTTGGAGTTATAACGGCAACAACAATTACTAATAATTTACTAGGAACAGCAGGACTTGCTTTAACAGAAACTCCAACATCTGGAACTGCAGATGATGGATTCTGGGAATTATCCATGCCGTTTAATAGTGCGTATGCTGGATTCTCGACTAATATAGTTTATGTTGGTACAAATAACTATTTGACTTTTGCTGCTGGAAGCAATCAGCATAGTAATATAAGTGCAACAAATCCATCACTACCTAAAATTATGATGCAAGCTGCGGACAACTCAGTTCAACGAGTTTACTTTGGTACAGAAGGAACTGCACCGAATAGAACGTATAGAATCCGTTCTGAGGGAACTAGTTCCACTAGTGGTTCACCAGGTTCTCCAAACATGGTTTATGAAGCAGTTTTCTATGAAGCACATTCTGAAAGAGTTGATATCCATACTGGAGAATTATCCAGAACCACTGGAGTTAGTGGTGCATATTCAATTAATGTTCTTGTTGCTGATGGAAATCTTGGTGTAGCAAATAGTGGAACTCGTTTAGAAAGTGATTCTGTTGAATTGTCCACAGATGGTCTTGTAAGAATCACTGATATAGTAACACAACAGGGAGTACAAGCAACAGCAACTGCAACCGTTAGTGCAGGTGGAACTATTAGTAATATTACATTATCTAATCCTGGTAGTGGATATAGAACTGTACCGACAGTAACTTTTGAAAGTTCAGCTGAAATGGCTGCAGGTAGTTTTGAATTTAATGAGACCGTTACTGGTCAGACTAGTGGAGTTACTGGAGTTGTTAAATCTTGGGACCACGATAACAGGACACTTAAAGTTTCTATTGTCAGTGGTTCTTTCCAGAAGGGAGAATTGATTGTTGGTGCTGCAGCAACCCATAAGATTAGTTCAATCACCCTTGATGACATCTATGATGATTTTGCAGAAAATGAGGTCATAGAGACAGAAGCAGATAAGATTCTTGATTTTACTGAAATTAACCCATTCGGAGAGCTCTAAATACTTTTATCATAAACTATTGATATGTTTGGTTCCTATCACTATCACGAAATTATAAAGAGAACAATTGTTGCCTTTGGCACATTGTTCAATAATCTTTATATCAAACACCAGGACGGTACTGGTGCGGATAATAGTGTCATAAAGGTTCCAATATCTTATGGACCTGTTCAAAAATTTCTTGCTCGTTTGGATGAAAAACCAGACTTGAGAAAAAGAGTAGCAATAACTCTTCCTAGAATGTCATTTGAAATGACCGACATTGTTTATGACCCTTCTAGAAAAGTTTCCACAGTTCAAACATTTCAAGCAAATAGAACAGGAGTGGGACCAATTCAGGTATACATGCCTGCACCATACAATGTTAGTATTGAACTAAGTATTCTGACGAAATATCAGGATGATATGCTTCAAATTCTGGAGCAGATTTTGCCATACTTCCAACCACAATTCAATTTAACGGTTGATTTGGTAAATTCTATTGGTGAAAAGAGAGATATTCCAATCACTCTAGAAGGAATCACGATGCAAGATGATTATGAAGGTGATTACACAACTAGAAGAAGTTTAATTTATACTTTAAGATTTACTGCTAAGACAGCAATCTTTGGTAAGATTGATGATAAGGAAGGTCCAATTATTAAGAAGGTTACTGTCGATTACTATGGAAATACTGATAGGCAGGATGCTTCTAGACAGTTAAGATATCAAGTAACACCAAGAGCAATTCAAGATTATAATGATGACAATACTACGACTCTTGCAGCAGATATTAGTGAGACTCAGTTAACATTCGATGTATCTAATGCATCTCAATTTGTAGAGAACTCCTATATTATGATTAATGAAGAGTCTATGTTAATTACCAAGATTACAGGTAATACTCTTAAAGTCTCAAGGGGTATGGATAAAACAATCAATGCCAAACATCAGGTTGGAGATAGCATTAACATGATTAATGCAGCAGATGATGCTCTAATCAATTATGATGATGAGTTTGGATTCAATGAAGAACTATTCGATTTTGGTGATGGAAGACTATACAGTCCTAGGAAGGATAGTGACTTATGAAGAATGATTTTGATGCGATAAATGATTCACTAGAAATAGAAGCAACTCCAACTGAGATAGTACCTACTCCAGAAACTTCTATCAGAAAAAGTCCCAAAAAAGGAGAGGGAGATGACACAGATTATGATTATGACTATACTAGAGGACAACTTTATAGTCTTATTGAAAAAGGACAAGAGGCAATTGATGGAATTATAGATATTGCTCAGCAGTCTGATTCCCCAAGAGCATATGAAGTTGCGGGTCAACTTATAAAAAATGTAGCAGATACAACTGACAAGTTGTTAGATCTTCAATCTAAACTTAAGAAGTTAAAAGAGGAAGAGTCTGGTCCTAAAAATGTTACCACCAACAATACTATGTTTATTGGTTCAACGGCAGAACTCCAGAAATTATTGAAGAAAGGGTTGCCAAACGAATAAATAACTAAAAATTGTATCTTCCAATGAAATCTTTTTCGGAATTTATATATGAATCGAAAAGTGGTGACAGTTCTTTGCGTGACTGGTTTAGCAAGAGTTCTTC